CGTCACGATTTTTCCCGTTTTCTGCCTTTTTTTGCGTTTGTTTTCCACTTTTTCGCTGCAAAATCTGCAATTCCGCCTGCGCACGGTATCGCGGCGGCAAATCTTCCAGTTCAAGCCTTACTCCCACCTGCGCACCGCCTTTTTCGTCTCCTGCCGGCGCGGATCCGCCCAGAACCGCGCGATCACATGCCATTCCGCCGTGACCTCGTTAAACCGCGGCTCTGCCCCCACAAAAGCATACTGCCGCACCTCGCCGTGCCCCAGCTTCAGTACGCCGTAACGATCCTCCCAAAATTTCTTGTCGTCTATGTACAGCGTTGCCGCCTCGGCCAGCTTGCGCGGCGTGTACCGCGTATCATTCGGCCTCGGCTGCGTCGGCATCCGCAGGCCCTTGCTCTGCCGCCACTTGTGCGTGCGCTTGCCCTCGTATTTCGTGATGTACTCGCAGTAGGCATCCAGCCCGCCCTTGTCAAACTCGGCGCGATCCGCCTTCACAAGGCCCAGCGGCTCCACCCAGCCCTTGCCGCAGCGCGTCACCCACAAATCTTTGATCTCGTCAATGCTTAAATCACACTCCAAGATCATGTGATGGTGGTAACGCACCTCCTTCAGCCCCTTTTCCTCGTCCGCGTGC